CCCGGACGGCGAATTTCTTGGCCGAGAGGGTGACTTTGCCGCTCCCGACCTGGCTGTCAGGCATGGGATTGCCCGCCCCGGACAAGAGCAGATCGTCTTCGTCCTTGGTTTCGGGCACGAAGTACACGGTCGGGTCCGTGCCTTCGATGGGCAGCTCGAAGGGATTGCTGGGCATTTCAATCGAGCGAAACAACGGGAGAATCACGTTGTCCACGCGCGCCTTGCGCCACAGCTCCGATTCCCACAAGTCCGGGACCCACTCGTCGCCGTAGTTGGCGAGAGTCGAATACATCAGCTCATTGGCTTTCATCGCCCGGTAGGCCGGCTCTTTGAACGCCGCCGGATCGAGGCGATAGCCTTCGCGCCAGGCCTTGTCGAGCAGCGCGGTTTTGAAGGCGTCGCTGGGATCGAGCGCCTTGCCCGCGTGACGCAGGCCGCGCAAGACCGTCCACCCATAGGCCATATCTGCCGCCGACAGATTGTCGTAAGGGGACATGACCTGGATGATCGGGATGATGGTTTTCGTGGCTGTCTCATCGACCGCGACCAGCGCGGTGCGACCTTCGTCACCGCCCTCGTCGTCGGTGTGACCGGGCAGACGGCGAGCCGGTTGGCCCGGGGCCGTTTGCGCCTTGAGCGCCGCGTTTTCGGCTTCCAGCGTATCGACCCGCGCGGCCTTCTCCACCAGCGCCGTCTGGTCCGCTTCCGCTTGTTTCTGCGCGAGGACGGTATTCACGCCCTCGGCGATCATCTGCTGCACTTTCGCAGCGTCGAGCGTATCAGGCATGGTATTGCCCTCCATAGGAGATAGTGGTCTGTCGTATGTCTGAGAAGCCCCGGCTTCGTCGCTCCCCTCCTGGTCTCTGGCCGGGTCGCCCTCACTGGCGGACTCCGGCGCTACCAGGTCGGGCACGGTCAGCCCGGCGCTTTTGTAAGCAAGAGAAACAGTCTGAGCATCACTATAGTGCTTCAGACTGACAGCATCCGTGTCGCGCGGCTCGGCGGGCGTGGGCGTCAGACTGCCCTCGACCACCGGCCAGCGCTTGATCTGGCCGTCGCGCGCCACCTGGACCATGTGCGGCAAACTGCCGCTGCTCCAGCCCAGCGCGCCGTTCTTGACCAGGTTCCAGACGGCCTGGGTATAGCGGTCGCGCAGGTCCAGCTGCGCTTCGACCCACAACCCCACGTCGTTCGGCGTCATGGACTCCATCTGGCCCACCATCTTGATGCCCAGTGTGGTGTCCAGCCCGTGATAGTAGAGAACGGGGCGGCGCGGGTACCAGTCGAGCGCCAGATCCGTCGCCGGCGTGAAGTATTCGCCTTGCAAGTCCTTGCGCGCCGGGCTGCCCCAGACGACCAGATGGCCGCCGATGCGTCCGGACTCATCGAGCGCTTTGACACAAGTCAATTTGCCCATCATGCGCTCGCGCCGCTGGCGTTCCTCGTCGTCATCCATCATGGGCCTATCGCCCTTGACGGCGGCGTTGGCCTGCCTCATCGCCTCGCCTTCGTCGCCGGTGTCGTCCAGCACGCGCTCGAACACCGCGATCCACTGGCGGCGCTGCTCCTCAGAGAGCGCCAGGACGTGCTCGGGCAAGCTGGAATCATTCGGGCCGCTGTAAGGCATTGACATCCTCCACCGCAAATATCACCTGCAAATCGGTCTCGCCGGTGATCTCACTGCCCATCAGGGTCAATCGCGGGTCGATCATCGACAATCCCGTCTGAACGTTCTCCGCCGTCAGTTTGGCGTAATACCCCGCGTCCTCGCGCATGGTCATCACATAGTGCGCCGGACCGTCGGCCTCGCGCGGCGCGGCAGTCAGGTCCAGAATACGCCGCCCGAAGACGCGCGTCAGTTCGGCTTTGATGTCTGCCGGAAAGTCCTCCGGCCAGTGGGGGACCATCGGCGTCCCTTCCTCATGCTCCGCTTTCCCCGCGTGGAGCGGAATGGTGTCTAATCGTCCCACCGCGCGCCCTTCGGTCCGCACGTGGCTGCATCCACACGCGAAGCCCCGGCAAACTAACGAATCAGCCTTGGGCACGATTTTGCGCCGGTGCCAATCCCCCAGGCGGTGGACCTGGCCGGACGCGGTGTGGCAGCTGCGGCAGTTCTGCTTGAGCGGGTTCAGCACCCAGAGATACATGCCGTTCTTGTCGGCGCTCAACCGGCCCGCCTGGTACAGCGGCAGCACGCTCTTGTTGAACCACATCCCCGGCTTGACGGCGGCTTGGCCCTCACTGACGCCGGTCTCGGAGCGGAACAGCACCCGCCCTAACTCGGTCACGTACTGGCTCTGCGTGGCGAGCAGGCCCCCCAGCGCTGAGCGATCCTCCGGGGCCAGCGGCTCGTCATCGCCGTAGGTGACCCCCCCATCCGCCAGGCCGTCGCGGTAGGCTTTCTCGCCGTATTTGCGCAGCAGGGTGCGCGTCCGCGACGCCCACTCGCGCCGGTCAATCTGGGCCTCGCGACCTGCCGCCAGCAGCGTCTCGAACTCACTCTCGAAGTCCAGACGGGTCGCCTGGATCGCCTTCATCGACTCCGGTTCGGGCGTTGACTCTGGCAAGGCCACCAGTGCCACCCCCCCCGCGCGAGCGTGGATGGTCTCATACTCGCCCCGCGTAAAGGCCAGCGTGTCGGCGCGGCAGCCGAATTCCAGCGCCAGGTCGGGCATCAGACCCATCGTGTCCCGGTAGGCCCGCTCGACGTAGCCCAGGGTAATGTGCGGCGTCCAGAGATCGGGTTGGCTGTACTCCGAGACGGCGATGCCGCGCACCGCAAACCCGGCCCAGATCAGCTCGTGCAGCCCCCGCAGCGCGTCGGTCGGGTCCACCAGCGCCACGATGGGCACGGCCTCGCCGTCGCCCTCGAAGGTCGTCACGCGCAGCGCGCGCAGGTCGAGCGCCGCAAATCCGACCGTTTCCTGGAAGATCTGGCGGAAGGCCGGCTCGTCCACCAGCGGCGCGTCGATCACGGTCACGTGCAGCTGCTCGCGCGGCGTCCAGCGCGCTGGGGCATCGGCGGCCATACTGCGCTGCGCCACCTGCTGGACCAGCAATATGTCTTCGACGTCGCTCAGCGTCAGCACGACCGTGCCGCCTGGCGTGCCGTAACTCGACTTGATGGCAAGCCCTCGCCCCTCGACCAGATCGTGTAGGCGCGCAAACGTCGTCTTGATGGCAGCGCTATCGGCGCAGAACGCCAGCGACGACCGCGCGATGTCCGCCAGAAAGGGCGGGATGGTCTCGGTTTTGAACGCGCGATCGGTGGGCTGTCCTACCCGCCGCAGCGCGAACCGCTCCCAGGCCGCCAACTCGCGATGCACGGCGCTCTTGTCCGTCACCTCGCCCACGTCGTCGCCCACCTCATCGCCCGCGCTCTCACGCTCCTCGGCATTCTCTTGCGCGTCCTGAGCCTCCGGGGGGGGCGGCGGCTCATCAGGCGGCGCTTCGACCGGCGGGGGCGCGGGCGGTTCGGGCGGCGGGGGCAGCGCGTCCACCTCGAACTTCACCTTGTCGCCCGCCTGGACGTGCACGAACAGCACGTCGTCGCCGCCGTCCAGCGGATCTTTGCCGCGCGCGGCGCGCCATTCGTTCAGCGTGATGCCCTTCGCCTCTTCGCGTTCCTCTTCCAGATCCAACGACCGCTCGCGGGGCCGAATGTCCTCGAATTCCCCCTCCAACAGCCCGGCGCCATCGCGTGGCCCCCAGAAGCTGAAATACTCGTCGGTCAGCGTCTCGGCCACATAGCTCAGCAAGGGCCAGGCGTGGTTCTCCAGGAACTGGCGCTCGTTGACCTTGCGGTCATCGGCGAACTCGGCGGGCAGCAGATGGTAGGTGCCGAACACCCGGTAGATTTTCTCGGCCTCCCACTTGGCCCCTTCCAGAAAATCCACGTCCTTCTGCGAGAGGCCGATGGGCTGAAATTGCACCTTGCCGCCGCGCAGAAAGGCCGTCCGGCGTTCTTTGCCGCCGTAGGACGTGCGCCATTCCGCCTTCATCCGCTCGTAGTCGGAATCCGACATATTCGTTTCGATGTTCACCACGCCCGCCGGCACCGCAAAATCCCGGGCGAACATCTTGCGGTTCCACTCGGCCATCTCGCGCCCGGTCTGCGCGGCCAGCGCCGCGACCGCCAGGTCCCCCAGGCCATAGAGCGTGTCGACCAGCACCGGGTTAGGCGCGCGAAAGTGGATCACTTCCTCGCGCCGGAGCGGAATCAGCCGGCTGTCGATCTCCGTCACGTAGCCCCCGATGTACTCGCGCGTACTGCGCACGATGCGCGTCATCTGTGGCGCGCAGCGCCAGATTTCCACCGGCGCGCCAGAGTGTGGTCCGGCCAGGAACCAGTAGGCATTCCCCGCCAGTTTCAGGTCCGCGACGGTGTGCCACAGCAAATCCCAGCGCCGCAGAAACGGATTGGGGTTGCGCAGCAGCGTCAGGGCCGGGTGCGCCTTGACTTCCTCACGCTCGCCCTCCGTGGAGGTGTGTTTGTAAAGGAGCAGCGCCGTCGACGCGATCCGGTTGGCGAATTCCTTGACCGCCGCATTGACCGCCTCGCTGGTGCGGTAATGGATCGGCGTCGCCGTGACTTCGACCGGCGGCGGTTCGCCATACCAGCCATACATATCGGCGGGCCAGATCACGCTCGGCGCGCGCTTGGCGGCCTGGTACTCGCGATCCCAGCGTTGGAGCAGCGCCGCGCCCTGACTCAGGGGCACGCGCGTGCGGTCTGATACTACAGCAGCCATCAAACGCCTCGTTTACGGCATCAGCAGGGCGATCAGGTCCGCTTTCTTGAGACGATAGACGGGCAGCTCCACGCCCTGGCGTGCCGCCAGATCGCGCAGCTCGTCGACAGTCATCGCTTCCAGTTCCGCGAGGGCGTCCTGCCGGGCCGCCTCATCCAGGACTGGCAGCGGCTGCCACGGGATCGGCGGATCGGGAGTCTCGGTAGGCAGGTCCTCCGGAGCATCCGTCGGTGTGGCGTCTGTCTCCGATCCTTCGGGCGCAGACTCCGCCGGGTTGTTGCCCTCCCCGGGGGGCGGTTCTTCCGCCTGGACCGCATACGCCGTCACCTGCCCGGTATCGATCAGGTAGCGCGCCAGGGCCTCCGGCACCGTATGCGCCGCGATGTCGAAATCCCCCACCGTGTACTCACCGGGGGGCAGAAACAGGTTGTTAGTTTGGGGGCCGCGATAGCCCGTAATGCGGATGCTTGCGATGATCATGTCTCACCTCACACGAACTCAATGCTGACGCCCTGCTGGGCGACGGCTTGCCAGACCGTCGAGATGGCGTCGATCAGGTCTTTCACGCCATGCGGAAAGTCAACCAGCTGATCGGCCAGGATCGGCCACCACAGCGCCGTCCGGTTGGCGTAGACCTTGCCCTGCTCGGCGCGAATGGCCCAGGGCCGCGCCCGTGTCACCTTGTCTTTATCGGGCACGATCCCCTGAGCGGGTAGCGTGGTCGTGCGCAGCATTTCCTGGACCACTGCCGCCTGGAACTGCACCTGCTCAATCGCGACCACGTCCAGACGGCCATACGCCGTCTGCGCGCGCGCCGCTGCACCTCGGAGTTCCTGGAGAATGGTATTCATGGACCAGTGCCCCCAGACCATATCCAGGAGATAGAGGTTCATCTCTGGGTCCAGGCCGCAGGTGACGATGGCCGTATAGTCCGCCTGTTCGCTCTCGCTGATCGCCAAATCCGCACCCACGATGACCAGGGCCAGGTCAGGTACCCGATCCGGCAGAAACCGGAACCAGCCAGTTTCAAACACCTCACCGGTGAGACCTGCCGGGTCGAGCAGATACTGCGCCCGGAAATAGGCCGAGCCGATCTCGCGTTTGCGCTGCAACAGACGCTCCAACGGCCAGTAGGACGGCCAGTAACTCTCCCCGTTTTGAATGGCCGGCGTCTCGCAATAAACCCATTCCGGGTTGACCTTGAGCCGTCCCAGGGTATCGTCGCGGTTCCAGGGCGTGCCGATGACGATGGCCTTCGCCGTCTTGGTCAGTGCCGGGATGGTCGTTTGCATCAGCCAGGACCACACCCGGTCGCGCTGCAACGGCGTCAGGCTGTTTTTCTCGTCGTGCAGGTCGTCGAACAAGGCCAGTCCGCTCAGGCGCTTGCCGATGACCATGCTCGATCCCACTCCCCCCGCCGTCAGCGTGGGGGTGTTCACATTGCCATACCGGGCGACGCGCTGCATCCAGTCACTGTAGCGGTAGCGTGTGTCCCAGACGTGCAGGCCGTCCCCACTCCAGCCCCGCCGATAATCCGGCGCAATGTGCGGGAAGACCTCCCGCCACTGGTCGTTCGCCTCGATCAGAAGCTTGAGCGCCTTCAGCCGTTCGTGCGCCTGGGTATCGCTGACGCTGCCAATAAAATTCGTGCTGAGCGGGTCGATCCCGATGCGCCAGGCCAGCACGATGTTCGCCAACCAGGTCGTCTTGGCGCTGTCGCGCGGCGCGACGATCAGGGCGCGCGAGATAGCCGGGTCGACGGCCAGGTCGAGCCAGGGCCAGTGATGCGCCGCCGGGGTGTAGCCATAGACGTGCATCCCGAAGGCTGCCGGGCTGTTGGCCGGGTGCGCCCAGGCGACCGGGCTAGATGCCAGCGCCGTCATCAGCAGCAGCGCCACCAGACTCCATCGCCATACTCGTCTCATCGGTCTCCTCCTCCGCCGCTAACGCGGCCCGCAGCGCCGCTTGCGCGGCCTGCGCCATCGCCGGGGTGACTTGCGGCACCACCGACAGGTCCTTGACTTCGAGCAGCCCTGACACCTTCACATCGCGCGCCGGGGCCGGCATGTCCGCCGCCGCGCGCTGCAGGTCACTTGCCAGCTTCAGCGCTTTCAGCATGGCGTCGATGTCGATGCTGACCGTGATGATCTCCCGGTCCGTCGCGCCGTCGCGGCCTTTGATCAGCCGCCGTGTCGTCTTCAGGAACTGCGGCGTCTCGGCCAGAATGTCCGCGGCCAGGTCGCGCAGCTCGTCGCCCGTCTGAAAGTCGATCTCGCGCAGTGCCTGCCGCCGCGCTTCCCACTGCGCAACCGCTGCCCGATCCCGCTCCTCGGAGTAGGCCGCCAGCCGCGCCTGCCAGTCGTATTTGGTCGACCAGGTGAACAGCGTCACCAGGCGCTTGGTGGGCGGCTTTTCTGCGCTCGATCCGCTCACGATCCGCTCGCAGTATTTCGCGTACAGTGTGCGGATACTGCGCCCCGGCCCCATCTGGACGTACTCCAGAAAGGCGGCGTGCGCTTTGCTCGTTTCGTTCGCGAGCGGCGCTAGGGTCTTCCATGCCGTCGCCTCGAGCGGCTGGTCGAGCAGCCCCTGGACAGTGATCGCGTCGGCCACATCACGCGCCCTCGCCCACCGGTGACATTTCGAGCAGGCGTGGCTCCAGCCCGGTCACGTGCGACAGGCGCTCCAGAATCACCGCGACGAACTCCGGCTGCAATTCCAGGCCCACCACCAACCGCCCCAGCTGCTCGCCCGCCACGAACTGGCTGCCGCTGCCCGCGAACGGCTCGTAACACACGTCGCCGGAACGCGTGTGCTGCCGCATCGGGATGGCGAACAACTCCACCGGCTTCGAGGTCGGGTGATCCGTGCTGCTGCCCACCGCAATCGTTGGAAACTCCCAGACAGTCGAGAGAAACTCCGCATCCGGGACACGGTAGGGCTTATGGCCCTCCACCCAGCCCATCAGGCAGGGTTCGTGCTGCCACATATAATGCGAGCGAGTCAGGATGGGCCGGTCTTTGACCCAGATGATCTGCTGGTGCACGAATGCCCCATGCCGCGTCCAGACCTGTTCCAACATCGCCTGGTTCCGGCTGGCGTGCCAGCAGTACCAGGCCGCATCGTCCGCGATGGCGATCTCGACCGCCGCCTTCACGAAGCCGTCGTACAGCGCCTCGCCCTGCGCGGCGTCGTCCCAGTCCCGGTAGGTGGCCCCCCAGTCTTTGTTGGAGTCCGGCTTGTTCCAGGCGTGCGGGTGGTTCGTGCCGTCGTAGTCCACCAGGTAGGGCGGATCCGTGGCGAACAACTGCGCGCGCTGGCCGGCCATCACCCGCGCCACGTCGTCCGGGTTCGCGCTGTCGCCACACAGCAGCCGGTGCGCCTGGCCGGGCAGCGTCGTCGACGGGATCTCCCACACCTGCCCGCGCGCGGTCTGCCACTGCTCGCGCAGCTCGGCGGCGCGATCCAGCTGCGGCC